TACATGTCTTTGTAGGGCATCAAAGTACCTGCGTTTAGAATCAGGTACAACTTTCCAATTGTCCGGTTCATACTTCTCGGCGCCAAATGTCAAAACATCAACTGTAGCTTTGAGTGCAAGTGGTGGCACAAGACCATATTGCAATTTGCCACCATCGAACTTACGACCACCAGTTGTTGTATTTTGTGATGCCTTTACTGGATCAATCTTCCAATCACTCTCACCTGGTCCAGTAAATGAAACTTTCCAATTTGGATGCATTGGATATTCAGCGTCCATTACAATCTTCCTGTGTATTGTGCAACCGCAGGCATATTACCAGTGAATGCATAAGTGCCAATGTGTTGCGTTTTCATCCACGGACATAACCAAACTTGTCCACCAATCTTACGCCACATTTGACAGAACATATAATCTTCACTTAGATAACGGTCAGAACCACCACCAGTAATTGAATCTGCGCTATCAATTACGGTATCAAAGAATGCGTGAATGTAACGAGTGCCGTCAAAGTTTGCTTGACCAACATGGTCAGGTTTATAGTGAATCATTGGATAAGCATCTTTCATCTTATCAAATACTTCACGCTTGACCATCATAAAGCCAGTACCAATTTCTAAAACTTCTAATGGGTCGGTAACTTGGAATTGTTTTGTGCCTTTTACAACATTGAACACATACTCACCGACAAGAGTTTCTAATTCTTTTGGTTCCATCTTTGGATGGTTTCTTGCGGCTTGGGCGACATTGCCCCAATTGATTGATTTCTTAGGATAAGGACCACCAATTACATCTTTATTCAACGCCAGCATTGCAATTACATCTTGTGGATTGTAATGAATGTCAGAGTCAATAAAGAGAAGGTGGGTAAAATCTGAACGGAGAAACTCATCAACAAGATAGTTGCGAGCCCGTGTAATTAATGATTCATTGAACAGAAATGAGAATTTGGTTTCGATGCCATATTTCGACATTGTGGTCTGTAGGTCGAGGCATGATTTGATATAGAGACCATGTGCCATGCCTCCATACATTGGTGTTGCCACAAACACCTTATGCTTTTTCAAATCTTCAACTTTAACTTGTATTTCCATGACAACTCCATAAATGAAAAAAGAGGAAGTAACACCTATATGTATTACTTCCTCTATGCTTTTTCTAAACTATTTTAGGCAAAAGCACGGACTCCGTTCTCACGCAGAGCACGAATGCCAGCAGCAATCATGCGCTTGGTAGGAGTGCCAAGGCGATAGAAAGAAACTTTCTCACCGTTCGCATTGATGCGAGTGTTCAGATAGATGGCATGACCATCTTTACGCAGTTCGTCAATCACGGCAGAAGGATTGGCGGCACCGAACATCGACTGCATTTTGTTGGCAGTCAGGGTGTTGTAAGAAGAATCTTTCGACAGATAAGAAAGGACTTTAGATTTAACAGACATTACGAAATACTCCATAAAGATTAAAAAGGCCGCAGTTAAAAAATCATTTGAGAGGCGACCGTTCTCTCAAATCTTGTTACAATTATATTATACTTTTATGTGTATGTCAACACTTACTTCGGTAGTAATTAAAAAAAGACCCATCGTTACCGATGGGTCAAAGTGCCGACCACTAATTAAAAAGGTTGTTCTTCTTCACTACGCATTTCTACCTTTGTTTCTTCGGGTTCAACTACAGGTGCCAAAATTTCTTCGGCAGTAGCACCCGCATCAACTTTGGTATACAAGTCAATGAATGACATTTTGGTATCGTCATCAAAACGATTCAGACAGAGAGTAATTGCCTTCATCTTATCGCCAAAGATGCCATAGGTTTCTACGATATGCACAAGACGGCGAGTGGAAATCACTTCATCGCAACCGCCATCAGCAAATGTTTTACGAATAACATCTGCCCAAGTAACAAGTTTCTCAGCAAAGTCATCGTCAGCACGACCGGCAGATACCAGTTCTTTTTCAATGATTTTGCGTTCAGTCTTGGCAGGAGGAAAGTCTTGTTCCATTGTGGTACGAAAGCGTTCGAGGAAAGCCTCATTCAACACATTGGTAAACATATAACGACCATCGTCAGAACCTTTACCTTTTGTATTCGCAGTCGCAAACACAGTAAAGCCAGGCGCCGGTGTAATTACTTCGCCTTTCTTCTTCAACATAAATGGTTTACCTTCGAGCACTCGCTGAAGACTGGAAAGATTTTGAGCACCGTAGTCAATCTCATCGATACAGAGAACAGCACCTTGTCGAGCAGCAGTAGTCACAGGACCATCACGCCACTCCATATTACCATCAATGAGAACATAGTTGCCAAGCAAATCACTCTCATCGGTTTCAGGTGTCATTGATACACAAACGAATTTGCGTTTTGCCTTGGCACAAGCCTGTTCGATAGACATTGTTTTACCATTACCAGAATGACCAGAAATAAAAACAGGAAAGAAACGATTCGCCATTACGATGGACAAAACATCTTCGTAGTTACCAAACGGCACATAGTTTTTGTATTGTGCAGGTACTAGATTTGTTTCATCTAGAGCCGTAGTCACATTTTGAATGCGGCTGCCAGATTTTTCTACTTGTTGTTTTGGCATTTGAATAACTTGCCCTTGCATTGAAATTGCGGTAGAAGGAACTCGGTACTTACCACGACCGACACGATTCGATTCTTCTTTGGTGAAGAACCCTACAGAACCAAGACCAATTTTTGTTGCAATCTCTTTCAGTTCGGTACGAGTAATAGTATTCTTACCAGTAGAAATAAGAGCATCAATAAATTGTTGTTTGAGTTCGGCACGACTAGACATAATATAAAACTCCTATCACGATTGTTATACGACCATTATATCAGAAAAAGGAGCGCTTGTCAAGCACCCCATGTTGCACAAATACAACACTTAGGCAGCAATGCCCTGTATGAATTTAGAGACAAGCACACGATTTACTGCCTTCTTTTTGTTGAATTCAGTAAATGCTTTTACCAAAGATTTGGTAGTCTGTTTGCCTTTTACTTCAATTTCTTCTTCATCGGTTTCTAGTTGATTGCCGCCTGCAATCAGGAAGAACGAACCATAGCCAGGCGACTTAGATTCTAGAAATTTTTCACTTCGCAATTCTTTCTGTTTCTTCGTAAGTGTTTCTTTGTAGGCAAACCAATTTGTAGCCCGTAAATCACCCAAAGGTTTATCATCAACATAGTAATGATTTTCAATTGCAAACTTGGCAGAACCACGAGTTGTATCACAGATAAAGAAACCAAACACTTTCGAATTAGTTACTTTGTTGAACCAATTTATCACATTCACGAAAACAGTATTATTGTCTGAAGTAATTTTGCCTGTAAACTTATTCTTTGCATCAGTCAAAAAGTAATTTACATCACGATGCATAAAGTAAGCACCACTCTTAAATTGTTTGCCATCGTAACCAACTCTTGTTTTTACAAAACAATTATGGAAGTCGGCATCACCATCATGCACAATCACAAGATTGGTAATGTCAAGATTGTTTTTCTGTTTGAAATCTTTCATAATTTCAGCAGTTGCAACCAAAGCTTCAGTCAAAGGTGTGTTTGACAAATCTTCGGTTGCAAATCGATAACAACGACTTCGACTATAACGACCAGAAGCATCACTCTCAAATGATTCTTTAATGAGAAGCATATGTTTTGTTGCCTTCGTAAACTCTGCATTTGACATTTTAGAGTTTAGATACTCACGCAAATAAACACTTGCGAATTGAAGTTCGTTTTCGTTTTCTGTGAAACATTGTTCAAGCTTTTGAGTTTTTCTATCAAAATCAACATCAATATACTTAACAGGTGCCGAACCACCAAAACCGTAAACAATAAACGGAATGTTCACTTTGCGGCAGAACATTGTCAGCACAAGAATCTGTTCAATCGAACCAGGCATGTTTTTAGACATTGAACCAGACTTGTCGAGTAACAGAATCAGACCGTGCGACTTGCCTTTTGGCACACTCATAATCTTACGGAAGATATTGTCATCGAATTTGTATGATGCCAATTTGTTAATGTCAATGTCGCCAGTATCAGAAACTTTTGCCTTACTGTATGAACGAGCAGCCTTACGCATTTCAAATTCTTTGGCGAGAAGACCAATGTATCGGTCGTTTCGATTTTTGAATTGTTGCAATAATTCAGAAGCAAGATTAGGATTCAACCAAGATTCTCTAACATACTCACGCACATAACTGTCATGCAATTCGTGGACTCGTTTTGCAGGTGTGATGATGTTACTCAAAATTGGTTTTGGAATCGTAACATAAACAACATCTTTGCAAGCCTCATCAAGCAATGCATCTTCATTGCGGCGAAACTGTTGGTCAGTCTCACACTTAGGAGTAAATTGGTCTTCCCATGATTCTTTCGATTGTTTGTATCGATTGAATTGTGATTGCACCGAATCATCATGCAATTCTCCTTCGGTACTCTCATCAAAATCAGAGTTACTTTGAACACCGTTGTCACCGTCTTCGCCTTCGCCAGCATCACCAGAAGCATCACCAGACTCATCGGGTTCTTCAGATAAATCGGCATCACTATCATAGTCATCATAACTATCATAGTCATCGGTTTGTTCTTCGTCTTCACCGTAACCATTCATTATCATTTCTTCGAATTGTTCCAATTGCATTTCTTTTTGTTCTTCTTTGGAATAATCGAACACGGCACCAGTAACACGGACAACATCATCCCATGTTTCTACGGCACGAACTTGGTCAACAAGGTCTTTCTCTTTAGCAGAGAATCGAATACTGATATTCATCCATTGTGATTTACTGAATACATTGAGTCGGTCAATAAAAGACAATTCATTTACATCACGGCTCTTAGTGCCAAAGAAATCACGATTGATTAAATCAGCATATGCGGTGACAAATTGTTTTTTGAGACCAGGATATTTGCGTTGGACTTTCTTTTCGATACGGGCATCTTCGACCACATTTAGAAAGTTTTTGTAGTATTTGCCTTTGGCATTTTTTACGATTGCATCATGCCAACCTTCTGGCGGAGTATAGAGTGCGTGACCAGTTTCGTGACCAACAAGAAGGTCATAGATGGCACCTGACATGTTTTGCCAGATAGGAAGATAGAGAACACGATTAGTTGGATCAAACTTTGCGGTGCGAATCTTTTGGTGTTGAA